AGTGCCTCTGCCTTCCAAGCAGAAGGGGTGAGTTCGATTCTCATCATCCGCTCCATTTCTCACTCGTCCAACGGCAGGACATCGCCCTTTGGAGGCGAGAATCGTGGTTCGAATCCATGGTGAGAAGCTAAGAAAATGATATACTATAAACAGGTCAACTAAAATAAGGAGAAATAAAATGGCAGCAGAACAAGGATCAGCAGCAAGACTAGTAGAGGTAGCGCTAGCAGAAGTTGGAACTATTGAAGGACCAAAAGACAATGAAACAAAGTATGGTAAGTTTGCGAAGGCAAACTTTCAACCATGGTGTGGATCATTTGTTATGTGGTGTGCAGATCAAGCAGGAGTAAAGGTTCCTAATACTGTATACACACCAGCGGGTGCACAAGCATTTATTAAAGCAAAAACATGGCAGATGGCAGAAGTCGCAACACCAGCAGTTGGAGACATAGCCTATTTTGATTTCCCATCAGATGGCGTCGACAGAATTTCTCACGTAGGAATTGTTGTTGCAGTAAATACAGATGGCACAGTCGATGTTGTAGAAGGAAATACATCTTCAGATAAGAAAGGCGATCAAAGAAATGGCGGAGAGTGTTGCCTTAAGAATCGTGCTTACAAGAAGAAGAACGGATCAAAGCTTCGCAGAAGCCAACCCGTAGGAATTGTAGGATTTGGAAGACCAGCATTTGGAGCACCAGTTAAGAAGGCTGCAGCAACAAAGGCAGCACCTGTTAAAAAAGCTGCAATTAAGAAGCCAATGTAAAAATGGAAATTTTAGAAACTAAAATACCATACGTTCAGATTATTAAAGATTTTATTAGTCCAGAAGAGGTTAAAACAATTAATTCTGCCCTATGTTCTCTTTCTGAATCTGACTGGAATCTTTTTGATGCAGAAAGAAGAATTCAAAGATACAAAAATCTAAAAAGAGAAAAAGAAATTTCAGGAAGTAATCCTACAGGAAGATCAGATGTGTGGGACGGTATGACAATTGGAACAACAGATATTCCAAAATCTCGCAACATGTATCCAAACTTTCCACTAGATCTTGTTTTTGATATAGAAAAAAGAATGCAGGCTACGGCTGAAAAACATTTTGGAGAGGATCTTTTAGTTCAGCTTTCAGGTCTTCACAGGTGGAGAGTTGGCAGACTTCAAGAGCCACACATAGATTACTTTGACCCAGAAGAAGATTATGACTGGGAAGAGTTAGCAAAATATAGAATATGGCCTGATAGTGCAGAGAAGTTTGGAAAAACATTTTTTGACAAACACTACTCAAGTTTAGTTTATTTTAACAGCGACTATGTAGGCGGATCTCTTTACATGCCTCAGTATGATTTTGAAATTCAACCTGAGCCAGGTATGCTTATTTCATTTAAGGGAGATTCAAAACACCTACATGGTGTTCGTGAGGTGACAGAAGGAGTTAGACACACACTCTCTGTTTTCTGGACTAAAAGATCTTGGTACAACATACCAGGAAATTCACAAATTTTTCCAGGAAGGCATCCATAAAATGTATGAATACTACGTTAAAAAAGTAGAATCTGTAGTCGATGGGGACACAATCGATGTTCTTATTGACTTAGGTTTTGATATATTGTTTGCATCAAGAGTAAGACTGGCTGGAATTGATACTCCAGAATCCAGAACAAAGGACCTAGCAGAAAAAAAGCTTGGCCTTGAAGCAAAAGAATACCTTAAGTCTAAATTAAAAGACGCCAAGAACGTAAGAATCAAAACAGAAAAGATGGACTCATCTGAAAAGTATGGAAGAATACTTGGATGGCTTTTTGTTGATGATCAAAAAGTATCTATAAATGAACAAATGATTACAGATGGACATGCGTGGGGATACCTAGGAGATACCAAGGTTAAGGATTTTCAAGCTTTAGCAAAAGCAAGAGCAAAGTCTGGTAAATAAACTATTGTAATGCTTTAGTAGAAATGATACACTTATTGTATGCTAAATAAAAAAACAATTAAGTTTTATGCTGCTGAGGAAAATATCTACCAAGTAGAGCAACCTCCGATGCCAGCAAAATTAGCTATACCTGAATGGTTTAAAAAGATTCCAGCTGAAGATTCTTCAATGAAATGGGGAGACCCAAGGGATGCAGCAACTGTGAAAAAGTGCATGCCTTTTCTAGATTCTTTAACTGCAGGGTACATGGTAGTCACGCCACAAGATATTAAGGTGTCAAAAAATGAAACTAATGGAACTATGGCGTACTGGGGATTTACTCCACCAGGTGCTGATGTTTTATTTGATTTAGATAAGCCTTTACATAGAACTCAAGACATGCCAGTCCCACACGGGTACAACCAGTATGTTTGGAGAATGATTGCTTATCCAAGAGTTGAAACTCCAAAGGGTTACAGCATGATAGTGACTCACCCATTTAATAGGTACGATCTTCCTTTCTTAACAATGACTGGCATAGTTGATTCAGATCAAGTTCAAGCAAGACTTGCTATCAATATGTGGTTGCGTGATGATTTTGAAGGAATAATTGAAAAAGGAACTCCCATCGCACAAATTTTTCCATTTAAAAGAGAAGACTGGGTACACGAATCCCTACCTCCGTTTAGTAAAAAAAGAGATCTGCAAGACACATTTAAAGTTAGATCAGTGATGAACAGGTCTTACATGCGCCAATTCTGGCAAAAAAAGTCTTACGAGTAGATACTTAATATGATATAATTATTTTACATCCGCCTTATGGGGATGCTAAACTAACTCGCTTAAAAGGAGCAAAAATGGTAAATACACTCATGGGATCTATCTTCACAGATCCTTTTTTTATTGGCTTTAATCGTGAAATGGAAAGAATGGCATATGTACATCAGGCTGCAACACGCCAAACATATCCACCATACGATGTATTAAAGCTAGACGACGATACATATCAGGTATCAATTGCAGTAGCAGGATTCACAAAAGGTGATATTGATGTTTCAGTAGACAACGGAACACTTATTGTTAAGGGTGAAATCACAGAGGTTACAGACGGCGAATATCTACATAAAGGTATTGCTGCACGTAAATTCACAAGAACATTTGGGCTTGGTGAATATATGGAAGTAACTGGAGCTTCAATCGAAGACGGAATGTTAAACATTAATGTAGACAGAATCGTACCAGAAGAAAAGAAGCCAAAGGTCATTAAGATCAAATAGTCTTTGGTTCGCTACCGAAGGAGACCTGAGCAAGTCATGAAAAGGCTCACTAAAACAAAGGATAAAAATGCCTATATATGAATACAAGTGTGTGCTATGCGAACATGCAAAGGATGTAACAAAATCATTTGATGAAGCTAACATGGTAGAGCTATGTGATAAGTGTGGTGCCGCAATGATTAAACAATATGGTAACGTTGGTATACAGTTTAAGGGTAATGGCTTTTATAAGACAGATAATCCCAAATAGGGTATAATTTATATGTGGGAATCCCCCAACATTAGGAGTAAACATGCTACGCACACGGAATTTAACTTTAACATCAACAGCTCAAGAGTTAACAATTGACGACTCTATTGATACTGCAAATACTATATCAGTACAAAACACAGATGCTTCCGCCCCAATTTATATCGGTAACGCATCAGTCACATCATCTAACTACGGAATTAAATTAGCGGCTGGACAAATTTGGAGTGCAGACTTAGCACCTAACCATCAGATTTATGCAGTTGGAACATCAACAGTAGCAGTATTAATTTTGGAGCGCTAATATGCCATTTACATTTACATCGACAGCTGGCATAACTTTTCCAGGCAACTCCTCTCAATTTTTAATGGGTGATGGATCACTCAGTTCTTCAGGAGGATCTGGCCCAGCAGGACAAGATGGCCAGTACCCAAACTACTTAGGCGAATACAACAACGGTGTTTCATATCCAATCGGCGGAATTGTAAGTATCCCAGTAGGAAGCCCTTATGGAAATCCAGGACAACTATTTATAAGATCTATTAATCCAGGAAATCCAGGCTATCCACCAGGAACTCCGTCTTGGACACAGTATACAAATGGACTTGTAGTTGCAGGTCTTCCTGCATACTTGCCATTAAAATCATTTCAAGAAGCA